AGATTGTCTCCCAATTCCAAGTTTAAAGGACGAGATTTCTACGAAAGGTGGCAAGGCATCTTCTCCTGGGAAGAGTTGTATGGCTTTTCAACCATACACCAGGCTGGAGGTGCTATGATTCGTCCGCGAGACGAGACGCCCGTAAGGGTATCTGCCGTCCCGAAGACGGGTAAGGGTCCTCGAATAATCAGTGTTGAACCTGTTGCTATGCAGTATGCACAGCAATTGGTATCAATTCGATTACGCGAAGCCCTTGTCAAAAGTGGCATAAATCGGCAATTGAATCTGACCGATCAAACGATTAATCGTCGTTTGGCCGAATCTGGTTCAAAAACTGGTTATTATGCTACTCTTGATCTAAGTGAGGCGTCGGATCGGCTCCACTGCAAAGTGGTTTCGATCTGTCTCGGCGGTCTTGATAACCGATTAGCTCGACACATATTCGCGTGTCGTTCTAGCCGGGCCAAGATCGGTAAGAGCCTTACCATTAATTTGGTAAAGTTCGCCTCCATGGGCTCTGCCTTAACCTTCCCTGTAGAGAGCTACTGCTTCTACATACTTTGTGTAGCGGCTGTTTATCGTGGTTTAATCCACGAACTCTCGATAAGAGGGAAAGGGTTTAGCTCACTTGCTATCGCACAAAGTGCAATGAAGCAGGTGTTTGTGTTCGGGGATGATATAATCATCCCTGGACGTTTCGGTGAGATCGTATCGAGGTATCTTGAGCTATTTGGTCTCAAGGTAAATCGGGATAAGTCATTTTTCAATGGCTTATTTCGAGAGTCGTGTGGCTTCGATGGTTTTCAGGGATACGATGTATCTCCTGTTTACCTACGTCGCGACGCGCCTTCTTCGATACGGGATGCAACCGCGTTAGTTTCTTGGGTATCGATGGGTAACCAATTCCACATTCGTGGTTTTTGGCGTACCGCCGAGGCCGTTAGAAGGTTTGTAGATAAAATCTACAAATTTCCAATGGTTAACCCAAGAAGCAAGGCGCTAGGATGGCATCATTATACTGGGGCTTACCAACCAGAAAGGTGGAGTAAGAACTCCTCCTCATGGAAAGTAACCTCGTTGGTATCGTCTTCATCAAAACCTAGCGATAGGCTCGATGAGTACGACGCTCTTCTAAAACATCAGATTAGTCTGAAGTTTCCAGAAGATAGTGACCATCTTAGTCGCTCCACTGAGAGATTCTCTCTCAAGTTGCGTCCAAAAACGGTACAGCCCTATTAATTTAGGGACGTATTGATCGTTTTCACGATCAGTAGGGAGCGCCAGGAGCTGCGTTGCAGCCAGGCTATCTTGTCATGCTCATACCGCCAAAAGCGGTTCTCGATTCTGCC